CACGACACTGTTTGCTAGAAGAGTGCTTGGAGGAAAAGCAAAAACTGACCATACGCCAACATTAGTTAAGTCTGTTGCTAATGTGCTACGTAATGTGGTAATCGCAGCTGGCATATTAACCTACCAGTGATGCAGGTGATGAATACGGCTGGATGAGGCCACGCACTCGGTTAATCAGCTGATAACCCATTCGATATGGGCTGGCACTGACCCCATCCATGCCGACCCCACCAGTCTGGCTGACTTGTCTAGCTTGCCAGATATCTACGGCTATGATCATGGCCGCTTCTCGTATCGCAGGGGTTGTCGCATAAGATTGGGATTTGTGCTCTGGGCCTCGTGCATTACCATAAGGTAAAATTAAATGAAAGTTTTCGTCAGCTGCGGTTTCTGCAAATTGTACAAATGAATATCCATTAGGAAAATTAGTGGTTGCCCAATTCCAATAGATTGCTGGTAGTAAATTAGTTGTACCAGTTGTATATGGAAATGTGCCTGTGATTGTGTTTGTGCCGTTATATGGGCTGCCACAATTTGTTATTGTTATTTGTTGTCCTGTTGTAAATATACCAGGATTAGCCAGCATTAATGTAGCCACGTTATTTTGTACCATAGATGCAACTACTGGCGCTTCATTATGCCATAAATACTTTTCAAGTAAATCCTGCGCTGTTTGGCAGACTTCTTCAACTGTAGCCGATGTGTAGAGTGAGCCAATACCTAAATTACTGCGTAACTCACCTTCGGTTACATACGTGGCTGGCATCTTTACTCCTTATCTAGAAAAGCTCCCCTGGGGCTAGGGCTACTAAACCCCAGAGGATTATTACTGGTAAAACGGATTTATCAGGTCTTTTTGAACTTGTAAATTCCGTTAGGCATTTTGGCTAGTGTTGCCATGTATCCGTAAATTGCTACCTGAACCTGTAGGTTTGAAACAACGTTCACGCTCATGAAATTTTGGGCTGAGCGATATACAGTAAATGCTTCTGGTGCAAGGATGATAGCTGAATCATCATCAAATGTGCTTGCTGTGAAGTTTTTATCTACGTATAGATCTAATCCTAATACTGAACCACGGATTGAACCGACTGATACTTGACCAGCTGCGTTCATTGGTTGTAGAGCAGTAAACACAGGCCTCTTAGTTGTGTCTTGTGCAGAAATTAATGCACCCCATTGTGCTGGGTTGGCGATGTAATTCTGTGCAAAGTAGCCAGTGTTCTTGTAGATGTTTTCTGCTGATTCAGCTGCGAAATCGATAATTCCGTCTAGGTCTGCAGTTGTGTTTGTTGCGTTAGCAGATGCTTGGATCAAAGCTGATAATACAGTCTGATCTAAGCGCTTTAGGTAAGCGTACTCTAATTGCTTTGTTAGCTCTGCGTAGAAGTTAGGGTCAGATCTCTCCAGTAGCTCTACGGATAGCGTATTCATGCCACTGTACTTGGATACTGTTGCAGTTAGGTACTGTGTTTCCATACCTGTGTTTTGTACTGCGCCACCTTCTGCTTCGACAGTAACTTCTGGTGCTACACCATTTCCGCCACCGACTGAGGTAACCAAAGATGGCACACTTATTGTCATGCCAGAAGTAGGCAAGGTGCCCTGTGAGCACGCATCAATCGCAGGTGTGCCAAAGCGTGTGTTAGTTACAAACTCGCTTAGGTATTGTGTTGGGTTGAATGCTGGGTTTGTAGAGAATGAATCATCTGCAGCTGTTACATATAGTTTTGAATCTTCATTACCCAAAGCCGCCTTAATCTTGTGCTCTGTATAAGCAGCCATAGATGTAATTGGTGTTCGGATAGTTGTTTGAATAAGTGGTGCTGTAATTACAGGGCGTGCAGCTTCTACTGTAGGAGTAGCAGCCTCGACCTTTGCTTCTTGTGGCGCTGTTGCTAAATCTTCCACAGGAGCCTCGCTTTCTGTTGTTTGATTTGTGTCCTCTGCTTCGTTTTCACTAGCAGCAACTTTAGTTACTTGCGCAGCTGTAAATGCTGGGCTTTCTACCAGGCTAACCTCTCTTAGTGTTGCACTGGTTACATATAAATACTCTTTTTTCTGCACAGACTTATTTACATCTACACCGACAGATAAACCATCAATTAATTGCTCGCCAGCAAGGATCAAAGCATCTTGGCCTTGCATAGAGTTAGAAATCTTAAACTGAGCATAGATGCCATCTTCTGCTTCGTTAAATTTTTGCATACGGCCTATTGGTCGTTCTGGTGTGTGTTGCATAAGCATCTTGATCTTGCCTGGATCGCCTATTTCGATTGATCCTTTAGCAAATACGACCTTACCTACGGAAGTATTGCCGACCTCTTCAAAAGGTACAATTTTGCCAGCAATAACTCTGCGCTCGCCATCGGCAGCTTCGACCTGGCTACTGAATGTAAGTTTCATCTTCTGTTTCTCTTCCGTTAGGTGTTAGTTGTTCCATTTCTTTTGCTTCTTCTACATCAATTAAGCCCAAGCTAATCATTTTCTCTAATGCTTCTAGGCGCTTCATTGTGTCGGCTCTTAAAAATGATTCTTCTATTGCAAATTTAACTACATGGCCTCTAGGTGTTATATCATCCATACTTAAACGATCTTCAATAGCACAAATAAACGGCTGTAATGAATATGCCACAAACTCTTTACGACCATCAATAATGTTTTGATAAGTCATGCTGTTATTCATATCTGCGCTTATGTAATATGCAGGTACATTCATAGCACGCGCAATTTGTGTGGCTAGATATTGCTGTGCTTCGTTATACATCATATCTTTAGGGCTAAAGCCAGTGGTTTCATAAGATAATGTGCTAGTTAAATATGCTGTGCTTCTGTTTTGACGGCTTTGTTTCCATTGTGCTAATAATCCAGATACTTGTTGCTCTGGTAAATCTGCGCCAGTGTTTTTAATGTAACCACTTGGCATTGGTGTTTGTGCAGATATAGCTGCGGCTTTTTCAATATCTAATGCGCTTTGTATTGTACGTGCTGCGGTTGTTAATACACCTTGTGTTAATCCTTGAAATGTGATAAGTGAACCAATACCGGACATTGGAGCTTTAACACCATCTACAAAGTACTCATCTACTTCTGTACCGAATTTATTTGTTGTAAATGTAACTCTATTGTTTGCCACCCACTCAAATCGTGATGGTCTTAAATCATCTGCATATAATTCTGTAACACGCCAATATGCAACACCATAAAATAGAAGACTATCGACAGTCCAAGATATGGTGACGGATCGTGGTTGCCGATAGTCTGGTTGATCTATCCAAAGAGGGTTCCCCAACTCCTCACCATTAGACTTTTTGTAAAGTTTTAATGGCAAGTAGGAAACTACACCAGCTATAAGATTTCTGCAACGTGAAACGGCAGGTACTTGCATAGCAAAGTTACGATCTAATCCACCAGGGAAATTACCTACACCAGTTGTAAATGAACCATAGCCATAGGCTGTGTCCATAATGGCAGGGGCGTATTGCGCTTGGACAGTTTCAGTTTTTTTGGTTATACCCAAAGCAGACAATAGACCCATATATATACTTTATACCATAAATCGGATATTTAGTGCAAGTTAAACAATAATTTGCGCAGTTTGTTGTGGCTTGGTTAATTGAGATACAACCATAGCCAAGCTTATTGCAGCTGTAACATCGCCAGCCGATTTACGCCTAATAATGCGCCAGCCAGCATCATTTGTTTTAGCAGCGCAGTTATTTAGGTGTTGCACTAATTCTGTTTGACCACTATGGATCAATCTAATGTTTGCTAGGGCATCTGCTAGATCGCTACATGCTTGGTAAAAGGCTTGGCCGCTACAATCCTGCATGCGCCAGCCGCTTTGTTCTAATTTAGTCGCTAAAGTCTGAGTAGCGTACTTGTCGTATAGAATTATATGTGGGTGATACTTCTTTGCCCACTCATTTATATCACTAGCCATCTTAACTTCATCTACAGCTACCTCACTCGACCATAACTGCATCAAACCTACCGCTATTTTGCCATCTTTCATTTGTCCAGCGACTAGAGCGCCTGATCTTCTAGTAGGTGCAATATCAAAGGCCATTATAGTTTGAGGACCAACAGGTATTTCTAAGGTACTATCACTGCATGCTTCAATAGATCCGTAGGCAAATGGGCTGGTCGTCGAATCAATCCATTGGCAAAGCATTTCTGTGCGTGTAGCTTCTACGCTGTTTGTATTTACAGATTCTTCTAACGTCTGCTCAGTTATGAGATGGCCTAATGCTGGGTTAGCCATTACCCACGCTTTGCGATCTTGTATTTTACAATGCTGTGGTGCACTGTATTCGTAAAACCCTAAATTCCCTGGTGGATATGATACACAACGCTCTCTTAAATCATTTAACACTGTGCTAAAGCCATCACCTGCGTTACTGGTCATTAAAGTCATCGCATTAGGTCTAGCACGTGTTACAGGTAATGCAGCTGTAAAAGCTTCTTCTGACCATTCACGTAATTCATCTAAATATAAGAAATCTGCGGTCTTTCCACGAGGTGCATCTCTCGTAGCTGCGGCTATCTCATAGCGAGCGCCATTTTTTAACGTTATAGATTCTTGACCATTAGCCAGGCGTATCTGCCTTACCTGCTCTTTAAGAAATGGGTTATCTTCAATAGTAAATGCAACGTTTCTAAATGTATCAAGTGCCATATTACGATTAGAAGACATGCCTAACACATTTTTAGAACCCCATACAAACAAATGTGCCAATATGAGCATACGAGCTAGATGAGTCTTTCCAGATTGTCTCGACACCAGGATTAAACCAGTCTTCTTTATCCACATATTATTTTCATCAACACTTAATAGATCATCTAATACCCAGCGCTGCCAAGGGATTAAAGGTAAACCGATCTTCTCAGCTAGATCGGCTACCTCTTGTGCTTTGCTTGCACATTTAAGTAAGGGCGTGTGGATTCTCGGCTGAGTGCTACCAATTAACACGTCCCCTCGTTTGATCGGGATTATTTCCGCATCATTCTGCATCGAAATCCAATGTATCTGGCTGTGAAAAAGGTGAATCCGGCACTGTCCTGGTGGTCTTAGGGAGAGAAGAGTTGAAAAAGACAGGGGGGGTCGGCGTGCTATTAAAAAAACGGCCACCTTTACGGCTATTACATGACTTACACAACGATTGCAAGTTATCTAATGCCCACATATCCCCACCCTTAACTCTAGGTATGATGTGATCTACTGTGTGTGCTGGTCTATTGCAGATAGCACATACCCAACCATCACGATCTAAGATTTGAATGCGTAGCTTCTGCCACTTACCACTACCAATAGCTCTTTTACTCAATGCCAACCCTTACGCTTAAAGTGATCTAGTGCATTACACATAGAACCATATCTATTATAGTTGTACTTAATACCCCACTCTACTTG